AACTACTATTACCGAACGCTGACAGATAGAGATTTAAGTGGATCATGGCTGGTGTGGGACAAACGCACAGAAGCCACAGATGTTGTTATAGGCTCATCATTTGAATTGTGCTGGTCTAATACTAGGCATAAGCAAGACCTTTTAAGATACCACTGGACTAACTTTACCAGTCACGTAAATGCTGGTCACAAGCGTATTCATCCTACCGAGAAGCCAGTAGAAATGCTTATAGAAATATTAAACAGATGGGTTCCAAAACAAACTATTGTTGTTGATCCTTTTGCTGGCTCAGGTTCTACTCTTATTGCAGCATCAAAGTCAGATTGCATTGGGCTGGGATTAGAGTTAGACCCAGGATACGTTGACTTAATTGTTAAACGACTTGAAATAGAGACTGGCTTGACCGCCGAACTCGCACCCAAGAACTAAACCCTCCGTCAAAACGCTAGGCCGTCAAAACAATGCCACAATTCATACGCACAGAAGAGCAAGCCATAATCGACACAGAGGCGCTTAAATTGCGTTCTAGGGGCTTCACCTACCAGCAGATAGCCGACAACATGGGCTGTTCTAAAGGTGCTGCATACCAGCGAGTAAGCCGAGCCTTAGCTGCTATACCAGCCGAAGCCGTAGACGAGTACCGCAGACTTGAAGCAGAGCGCCTAGATGGACTGCTAGCAATCGCCACACACCAGGCTTACACCAAGAAAAGCCTATTTGCCATTGACCGAGTGCTTGCCATTATGGATCGACGAGCCAAGTTGCTTGGACTGGATAGCCCTGTAAAGCATGAGGTTGTTACGCTTGATTACGTTACAGCGCAGATTAACCAACTTGAGCGTGAACTAGGGATAATAGATGCAGACGCTTCAACAAAGGAAATTATCGGAGCTGAAGAAGCTCAAAGTCTTACTAGAGACACAACAGAAGCAAGCATCGACTGAAGCGATTGAGGACTTAAAGCACTCTCGCTATCGCACACTTGCCCGACCTAATCAACTCCCACCCGACGGCGACTGGCGTATCTGGCTTGTAATCTCAGGTCGAGGATTCGGCAAAACATTNCTAGGGGCTGGATGGCTGGCTGAACAAGCCCGAACCCACCCCAATACCGAGTGGGCGATTGTTGCCCCAACATTTACTGACGTGCGCCGAACTTGCGTTGAAGGTCCTTCGGGATTCCTTAAAGCAGTTGACCTACGTAAAGACAAAGGTGACTTCTACAACCGAAGCAATGGGCAGATAAGCCTTAGCAACGGTTCACGAATCCATCTTGTATCAGCTGACGAGCCTGACCGTGCCAGAGGACTAAACCTCAGTGGCGCATGGTTAGACGAAGCCTCGTCATTTAGATACGAAGAAATCTGGACTGAGGGACTTGCCCCTGCACTACGCATTGGTAATCCCCAGGTGGTCATCACGACCACACCTCGCCCAACGAAACTGATCCGAGAATGGATGAGTCGCACAGACGGCTCTGTAGTCGTTACCCGTGGTTCCACCTTCGATAATGCAGCAAACCTGTCTGAAGCTGCGCTGGCAGAACTCAAGTCACGATACGAAGGCACACGCCTTGGTCGCCAAGAGTTGTACGGTGAACTTCTACTAGACACACCTGGCGCATTATTTACCCAGACAATGATTGACGATAAGAGGGTGCAGCATTACAACGACTTCACACGAGTCGTAGTAGCCGTTGACCCAGCCGTAACATCAGGCGAGAATAGTGACGAAACAGGAATTGTTGTTGTTGGCCTAGGAGCCGATGGTCGCTACTACGTGATAGCAGACAAGAGCTGCAAAGACACCCCAATGGGCTGGTCTAACCGAGTCAACATGGCTTACGAGGATTACCAAGCAGACCGAGTGGTAGTTGAAAAGAACCAAGGTGGCGACTTTATTGAAACCACGCTTAGGCAAATCAACCCACACATGAACGTCATTGGCGTAACAGCCAAGGTCGGAAAACGCCTTCGTGCTGAACCGATTGCTTCGCTCTATGAGCAAGGCCGAGTTTCACACATAGGCAACCTCAGCGCATTAGAGACACAGATGATTGAATGGGTCCCAGACTCAGGGGAATCACCAGACCGCCTCGATGCTCTCGTTCACGGCATTACCTCGCTTACCACCCAGATGAGCAAGTTCGACCTTGCGTTCTCTGGATCATCACAGTCATGCCCTAAGTGTGGCGCATCAAATCTCAAGACCGACACAGCTTGTAAGGTCTGCTTTCACAAGTTCAACCCAGCAACCGAACAACGCATTAACAGTCTCAATGCTGGCTTCCCCCAATTCCAAAAGAGGTAGACGTGGCTTTATTCAGCCGTAAAGACAAGACAGCCGAGATTGTCAAGGGCGTAATGGATGAACTCAACAAGGCTGGCGCTCCTATGGCTATGGCTATGCAAGCAGGTCAACTACAAGGCTCACCTGTTCAGACCGGCGTTCCAGTCATGGCACAGCAGGTTGTAGCAGCAACACCTCTACAACGCCCACAGTCTGTATTCGGTGCAGCGTTCAACCCTGGTACTCCACTCTTCCCAGGTGCTATTGACCCAGTCAACCCAGTAACAGGTCGAGCTGAACCACGCATTACTCAGTACCAAGTTGCTGAGAACTTAATGATTACCCAAGAGCCAGCGCCATTCGGCAAACTGGAATGGGCTGCTCGCAACGTAGACATCATCTCTCGTTGCATAACTATTCGCATTGACGACATCACCAAGATGGGCTGGTCGTTTGAGGTATCTGACGACGCTATTGCCGAAATCATGGCAAAAGAGAACTGCTCACACGCTAAGGCTGCGACAATCGCTCGTGACCGCTACGGCGACCAAGTTGCCAAGATGACAGAAGCTTTTGCCAACCCATTCCCACTGGAATACAAGAACTGGCGCTCATGGATTAGCCAGGCTATGTGGGACTACTTGGTGTACGACGAAGTGGTGGTCTACCCTAACTACAACCTTGGTGGGGAATGCTTCGGCTTTGACCTCATTGACCCTTCAACTATCAAGATTCTGCGTGACGACAAAGGTCGAGTTCCTTCCTGGCCTAACCCTGCGTTCCAGCAGATTCTTTGGGGCTACCCTCGTGGGGAGTTCACAGCTTCACCGCTTAACGAAGTAAACGCTCAGTTCAACTCACAAGAACAGCGTGGACCAGTTCGCCCATCAGACTCACTCAACGTATTCATTGGCCACCCACAGACAAAGATGCTCTATGGCTTCTCTGCTGTTGAGCAGTGCCTTCAATACACCGACCTTTACGTAAACCGCCAAGAATGGCTACTTGCTGAATACAAGGCTGGATCAACCCCAGCAATGTTCCTTGAAACTGACAGCGCCCTAGAACTATGGCAGCTCGCAGACAACGACAGAATCCTGAACGACTACTACTCAGGTATGACTGCCAACCGTCACCAAATCCGTTCACTCCCAGGTGGAGCGAAGGTAGTGCAGACAACACAGATTGACGAGAAGTACAAGTCTGACTATGACGAGTTCATCGCCAAGCGTATTGCAGCAATCTTCGGAGTAGCACCATCACAAGTTGGTGTTGTAGCTCGTGCCGGACTCGGTGGTGGCAAAGGCTCACACGACGGCGAAACAGAATCAGCCGAAACAGTATCTACCAAGCCAACGATTAACTTCATTGTGGACATGGTCAACACGCTTTGCCGTCAGCACCTCGGCATGGACGAGAGCATTACCTTTAGCCTCACCAACGACGCATCCTCAACGGATCAGTTGAACCGCTACAAGGCGCTATCAACCGCAGTCAACGCTGGAATGCTTACCCTCAACGACTCTCGTGGGGAACTTGGTATGCCGTTGTTTGACATGAACGAAGCCGACGAGCCGTTCATCCTTACAGCACAAGGCCCAACATTCCTTAGTGGACAATTAACCACAGACGCAACAGGCGAAACACTAGGACAGACAGGACCATCAAGTGACAACCAAGAGAACACGCAAGCCGTCCCACAAGCTAAAGAGCAACCGAGTCTCAGTGAAGCACCCAAAGGTGATAGCAAAGAGACGACTTCTAGGGTAGAGGCCAAGTCAGCACACGACGAGGAACTACGTGAGTTCGCACGCTTTGTTAAGTCTCGTAACAAGACAGGCAAGTGGCGAGCATTTGACTTTGTAACGATTGAAGAAGAACTAGCCGACAAACTAAACAGCGACGCTTACTTCTTGGTCAAGGGAACAGTTCCAATGCCAGACAGCGTTCTTGCTTGGGCTGAAGATGTTGTGAAAGCGCAGATAAGCGATACCCCAAAAGGTTTGCTTACTAAGGAATACAATCCCGACCAACCTCGTGACGAACGTGGTCGCTTCGGTTCCGGTGGTGGAAGCAACTCTTCCAATCAAGGTACAGGCTCAAGCGCCGGTAGACCAGATGTAGGAAACTTTCAATTTAGTCAAAAAGAAGCAGAACACTTAAACTCTGTTTACAATGAAGCTGCTAAAGCCTCAGGCTATCCTGTTTACGCAGAACAATACGCCGCAGCAGGACAAAACGCCATGCAGGTTGAAATGGCAAATATGCTTGGCATGGGTGGACCAGCCACCATTGAGCAAGACCCTTATGGCGATACTCGACCTACTCTGTTTAGAGGATGCGACCAAACTGGTGCTGATTCTTTAACAGGTGATTTAACCAGTTACGGTGGATCAGGTGGAACTCTTGTTGGTTCTGGTGTTTACACTTCACCCGATGTATCAGTTGCTAACCAATTTGCAAAAGATGGCGGAGTTCGGGTTGACTGTTATGTTTCGCCAAATGCAAACATAGCAACAGCAACAGCAGATACACTTGCATCAAACTATGGTTTTAATGCACCATCAGACAACATAACTTCTGGTGACACAAAATGGTCAAGTGAAGCTCAAGATGGAGTTAGCAAAATAATGTCAACTCCTTCTTCTGCAGCATTGTCAAATGGCTATCAGGGATTGAACGCAACAAACATTACTGGCCAGAAGGCAACGCTTATATTCGATAGGTCGGTTATGAGCATTAACGTTGTAAAGTTTGGGGGCTAATCATGATTAAAGAAATGAAATTATCTAGCCCCGAAGTGTCAAAAGCGCTAAGCGGTATTCAGTTTTCATTGCCTTCAGAAAGAAAACAAGAACTATTTAAGGTTCTTCGTGACACTTTTAAGAAGTCTGGTCAAAAAGCAACCGTAGGAGATTTACCATCTTCATGGGAAAACGCAGTTGAAAAGTATCTTGTTACTGCAAATAAAACCGTTGAAACACACCTTTCTAAAAGGAATGACCACGAGAACCGCATAAAGGCTCTCGCTTCCAAGCACAAGACTGCTATTCAATCAGCACTCGCAGCAAGTATTACCGGCGTAGGCACAGCAATCTCACACGCAGTAAACAGCTCAACAATGCTCGATGCCCCAGTAGCCGCTAAGCAAGCAGTAGACGCTTACATCAACTTTGACAGCGCACGAAGCGTAAAGACTCTTCAGAGTCTCTACACAGTGGCTTTAGATGCAGGAGCGCAAACCGAGGCTAAGACCCTAGGCGCAGACGCAATCCTTGGTGATAGAGCGCAACAGTTGATTCAACGAGCCGGTGTCACGATTAAGGGCATTAACGACACGACTCAGAACCGAATCTACACAGCAATTAGTGACGGCGTTGCCAACGGCGATGCACACGACACCATTACGGCAGCGGTAGACGCAATCATAAACGACCCAGGTCGTGCAGACATAATCGCAACAACCGAAACAAACCGTGCTTACCAGTTAGCAGCTCAAGATGTTGCTGCTGAAAACGGCGCAATAGGGTTCGACTGGATAACAGACACAGACCCCTGCCCTGAATGTATTGAATTGGAATCAGCCAATCCTCACGACATTTCAGAGCTAGTACCACCAGACCACCCGAACTGCGTTTGTGATACAAAGTTCATCTACCCAGACTTAACAGGAGAATAACCCAATGTCAGAAATTACGTATGCCTACTTT